CACAACGGTTACGTCCTAATCGCTCCGTCACGACACTTCTCAGGAGTATGTTACGAGTGGGCACCAGGTCACGCACCTTGGGAGATTGAGGTTGCACAGGCGCCTGAGGAACTGCTCAATGCCTTACGTAAAAAAGGACGTAAGTCAGCAACAGGTCTAGGTGAAGGCGACTGGAGCTTCTTAGACAACCTAGACTTTGCCGGAGAGCGAGTTGACGTTGATCGTCTTCTCGAGGAGGGAATTGATGAAGGTTCACGTGCGGTAGACATCTACTCCATGACGTGCGCACTTGCAAATAAGTTTCCGATCAACACCGAGGCTGGACGTTTAGCTGTTGAGACAATGATGATTCGCTTTAACGCAGAGAAGGTGCGGCCACCACTTGAGCTTGAAGGACAAGGCGGACTGTTAATGCACGTTCGTCGCGCAATTCAATTTGTTATTGACAACCCAAAGACAGACCGCATGTGGCCAGGACTAAACGAGTGGGCACAGAAGTCTCAACTTGAGACACAGGAAAACTTCTCAAAGGCAAAGCAAAAGGCTGAGACACTTCCGTCGTCTACTACGTATAACCACACCGACGACTCGTATCGACTTCCTGGAACGATCGGAGGCTCTGTTGAACAGGCAATAACAGACGGAGACTCAGCATCACAGGCGATGAGCTCAACAAACATAAACGTACCAAAGGACGTTGACGCGGTATCTGAGAACGACGGTGGAGAACCTGGTAAGCGTACGCTTACAGACACAGGTAACGGACGTCGTCTTGTAGACTCGTTTGGTCCTGCGATTAAGTACACACCTGGTCTTGGTTGGTTTCACTGGGACGGCGGATACTGGAAACCTGACGTTGAAAGTCTTGAGATGCAGGAGCTTGCAAAGAGACTTGCGCCGGTAATCGCATCCGAGGTAGTTAACTACGACGACGCTGACAAGCAGGCCGAGGTTATGCGGTGGGCACTGCAGGCAAAATCAAACGGACGCATCGCCGGATCTATCGAGAGCGCGACGTCGGATCCGCGCATCATTGTTGGCGTTGACAACTGGGACTCTGATGAAACACTGCTTGGCGTATCAAACGGAGTGATCGATCTTCGCACCGGAGAACTGCTCAAGGGTCGCCCTGATCTTTACATCACACGACGTGCACCTGTTGCGTACACCGCAGGAGTACGAAACGTAAAGTGGGAACAGTTCTTAGACTTTGCAACAGGAGGAGACAAGGAGCTACAGGAGTGGCTTCAACGTGCGGCAGGATACTCGCTTACAGGTTTAAGAACTCACGACGTTATGTTTCTAGTCTACGGTCCTCCTGGCTCCGGTAAGAACACGATGGTTGAGGCACTTGTTAAGTGCATGGGAACGCAACAATACGCGTGGCCACTTGACTCGTCAATTCTTGCGCAGGGTGACGGGCAAACACACGGATCTGATCTCTACCACTGGGCCGAGTTAAGAGGACGTCGTCTTGTTTGGGTAGATGAGCTTCCTGACGGCGAGCGCATGAAGGAAAACTCAGTTAAGAAGTTAACTGGTTCAAGTGAGATCTCTGCACGTTCACCTGGAGAGAAGCCGTTTACGTTTTCATCTCGCGCAAAGTTGTGGGTAACAACAAATCACAGACCGATAATTAACGACGACGCGATGTGGCGTCGTATTCGTCCGATACCTCTTAACAAGGTTCCTGAAAATCCAGATCCAGAACTAAAGGCTTACATCTTTGACCCTGAGGGAGCCCTTCCTGCGGTTCTATCGTGGGCCGTGGAGGGTGCCATAAAGCTGCTTGGCTCATCTGCAAGAGACTCGCTCGGCTGGTGCACCGCGGTGTCGGAGGCGGCGGACATCTATCGCAAGAACGAGGACCGTATCGGAATCTTCCTAAACGAGGAGACGAAGGAGTCCGACGGAGCAACAACTCCGGTAAAGGCTCTGTATGCGGTGTACCGCGCATGGTCCGAGGAGCGCGGTGAAAGACCGATGACACAGATCGCGTTTCAACGTAAGATCAGTGACCGCGGCATGGAGGTCAACGGACTTGGCTCAAAGGCGGAGGTTCTTGGACGTGCACTTATGCCGCGCGTAGTACAAACAGGAGAGGTTGACTGGGGTGTTGCCTCACGATTCGCAAGATAAGGAACAACATGAAAAATAAAAAACTTATAGCACTAGTCTCAACTACGTTTATAGCGTCAGGTGTTGTGACGGCGAGTGCGGTAGACCAGGTTAGGTCATTTACGTCGGTTGACGCGGCGATAAAGATATTAAAGGTTGCGCCTGACGTTCGCGAGGGATACTCGCGTGCAAAGTTTAGACACTGGTCCGACCTCGACAAGAATGGCTGCAACACACGCAACGACGTGATCATTCAGGAGGCGCTTATAAAGCCAAAGGTTGAGAAGGGATGCAAGATCGTTAAGGACACCGGCAGCTGGTACTCCGCGTACGACGGAGCGACCGTTACTAATTTTTCCGCGCTAGACGTTGACCACATGGTTCCACTTGCCGAGGCGTGGGACTCCGGCGCGAAGGAGTGGGATATTCCTAAGCGCGAGTTATACGCAAACGACATGGGAGATCCGATCTCGCTCATCGCCGTCACCGCAAGTACAAATAGATCTAAGTCAGATCAGGATCCTGCGGAGTGGCTACCTGCGAAGGACGTGTGCACATACATTAAGAACTGGGTACAGGTAAAGGTTCGCTGGTCACTTACCGTGGATGAAAACGAGCTTAAGGTTATAAGAGAAACAAACGCAAAGTGCCCGAAGGCAAGGATGAAGATCGCGGTGGTGAAGTAACATGGAACATATCGACTGGCGAGCTCGAGACCTAGCAAGGCTAGAGCAGGAGTCTAACCTGCGTGAAAGAATATTTAACGAGATAACACAGTACGCGGATAACGCAAGAGACCTAGGCTTGTCTAATACCTTTACCTCAGGAGTTGAGGTTGCCGCCGAGATTGCGTTGTTTGGAAGACGTGAACCTGTTAGGCAGGATCAACTACCTCTAGAACTGCCGCTGACTAAGTAATATATAAGTACAAAAGATAGTATATAGTACAAATACGTTTTTGACGCTCGGGAGAGGGTGTTAAAAGCACAAGAGAGCCGGCGGCGTAAATTCCAGTCCTACGCCACCGGCTCTTATCTTTATCTGTAAACTAGTTCATTGCCTCGTAGATAGCACAGAGCGCAGCCTGACGCTCTCGTTCCGTGATAAGCGGAGGATGAGAGAGGAAGGTTAGGGGGTTATAGACCGCCGTGTGCGTTTGAAGTAACACCTGTAGCATATCTTGAAGTTGTTAAATCTCCAAAATCTGTTGCATTACCTAAAGTTGCAATAGTTAATACTTGAATTGTGTTTACAGTAGTGGTTGGATCGATAGTAATACCTCCAGCAAGTATCATTTTGCCACTTCCTGATGCAGCATATTGACCATTAGTTGGAACAACGGCATCTCCAAAGTCTGTCGCATTACCTGTTGAGGCAATTGTTACGTATTCTATTCTATTATCGTAATAATCTAATCTATTCATAACACCTCTTGTACTTGATGATGCACCGCAAAAAACACCAGTGGTAGTTTGATCCCCGAAATCTGTGGCATTACCTGTTGTTGCAATAGTTATGTAATCTATAACGTTGCTAGTTGGATTACCACCTGCTACCGCCCCTGCAGCCCAAATACCTCTAGTACTTGAACCAAATCCTTGCATTGACATACGAGCAACAGTTGAATCACCGAAGTCTGTACCATTACCAGTTGTAGCAATAGTTACGTAGTCAATAGTATTATAAACATCATAACTTCCACCTTGACCGTTACCCCAAATTGCTCTAGTTTCACTACCTACACCACCACCAACTTCTCTTCTACCTTGAGTTAAATTACCAAAATTAGTTCCATTACCTGTTGTTGCGACTGTTACATAATCTACACTGCTTACTACAGAACTAGTTTGCCCAGTGCCAAATAATGCTCTAGTACTAGAAGCATTACCTCCGTGGGCGTGTCTTCCAGAGGTTAAATCACCAAAATCTGTTGCGTTACCAGCCGTAGTAAATGTTATATAGTCTATTACATTTGACTGGGCATTCTCGCCTAAATTGTAACCACCTGCAATTAAACCTCTAGCGGCTGGGGTGTTATCAAATGAAGAGGCGATTGTTCCTAGGATAGGCACTATAAGCCTCCGTGCCCACTTGAGCAACCAGCCAAAAAGTATCTACTAACAGTTAAAGTACCAAAACTTTGTGCATTACCTGTTGTCGCTATTGTTACATAATCTATAACACTTTGACCATTTGCCCCGCCAGCCCAAGTACCTCTTATTGAACTAGATGCGCTACCTAACCAGTATCTATCTTGGTACTGGTCACCAAAATCTGTCGCATTACCAGTTGTCGCAATGGTTACATAGTCAATAACATTAATACCATTTGCACCTGCAAAAACAGCCCGTGTTGCTGATGAATTTCCAGCTAAGCCTTGTCTTGGAACTGTTAAATCACCAAAATCAGTGGCATTACCAGTCGTTGCTATAGTTATGTAGTCAATGACATTACCCTCATTTCCACCTGCCCATAATGCTCTAGTTGGAGATGACGCACTTGCTGGACCTAATCTATCGACAGTTAAATCACCAAAGTCGGTAGCATTTCCTGTGGTGGCAATTGTTACGTAATCAATAACATTTTGATGTGATGCTACATAACCACCACCGATTAAACCTCTGGTAGAACTTCCAGAACCTGCTGAGTAAAATCTAGCAACAGTTAGGTCGCCAAAGTCAATTGCATTACCAGTTGAAGCGATGGTAACGTATTGTATAACATTAGATGGACCGTTACCTCCAGCAAACAATCCTCTGGTAGAGGAAGAACAAGCTGATCCTTGCTGTAAATTAGTAACCAAATCACCAAAATCTATTGCATTACCTGTTGTTGAAATAGTAATGTAATCAATAACAGTATCATCATTAGCGCCACTGCCAAAAAGTCCTCTGGCGGCGGGGGTGTTATCAAAAGATGAGGCGATTGTTCCGAGAATTGGCAAGAAAGACTCCTTAGACTAATTGATTTATTCTATCTTACTTTAGATCCTTTGATTGTTGATCTAGTACATACTTGACAGTACTAGCAGACCACTTCCCGCCGTAGGCTGTCTTAAGTCCGTCGGAGTCTAGCCCGCGTGCGATTGCTCTAAGTGACAAGCCTCTTGATCTCTCATCCTTTATTCTTTGGCGTATCTCCTCTGAGATTCTTTGCTTTGGCCCGAGGTCCTTTCCCCAGACAAGTCCACGATCTCGTCGGTCCTTGTGAATATCCTTCTGTCTCTCGGCAATTATTCCACGTTCCATCTCAGCAAGAGCGGACATGACAGTAACGACAAACCTTCCCTGATATGACGAAGTGTCAAGGTTTAGGTCAAGTAGTACCAGACGCCAGTTGTACTTATGCGCATGATCTACGATGGTTAAGAAGTCCTGCGTGGACCTCGCCAGACGGTCGATCCTGGTCACGAATAGTGCATTAGCGTCTCCGGACGACAGGCGTCCTAGGGCGTCACGTAGGACCGGACGACCCTTGATAGACTTGCCTGACCGGCCTTCCTCACGCAATAACTCAACGGACTTAAACCCTGCGAGCTCCGCTGCCTGCCTTAGAGTTCTCTCCTGGGCGGACAGAGACATGCCGTCCTGAACCTGCATCTGAGTGCTAACTCTGGCATAAAGAAGGGCATGTACATTTTCGTCAGACATGATACTTTCTCCGTTCTAATGTACAATTTTTCATATCGAACAAGGCAGAAAAACTTCTGTACATCCTTAAGGTCAAGGGTAGACATATATTAGCAGGTTTTTGCGCGGATAACAAGCCTACTAGGTGACATATCTCCAGCTTCTTAGTACAACTTCCCAACACACCACTAAGAACTGGAGTCATAGAGATTTGCCTTTTACATGATACCATCACCTAGTAACCAACCTAGGGAGAGCCAATGGCTAAGCAGGAAGCGGTAAAGGTAAAGGAAGAAAAGGTAACCAAGTGCTACACGTACGAAGTTACGATGATAATCCAGGTAATCTGCGACGACGATGAAAAGGCTGCCCAGGTTAAGCTCAACAAGGAGGGCGGATACGTCACAAAACGCGAGGTTACACTAGTAGACGCGGTATCCTTATACAGCGGAGATAAAAAATAACTATATAATTAGATTAAAACAATAAGGGCCGTCTAAAAGACGGTCCTTACTTGTGTAAGTACCACACACACATGATAATAGTATAGAATATACACATGCCAATCTTAGGTTCTCAAGGTTCGGGTGCGAAGGGCGCTCCTACAGCTCCAACGGTAGGCACAGCAACTGTCACAAATGCAACTACAGTCTCCCTTACCTTTACCGCTCCCTCAAGTAAGCTTCCGATCACAAGCTACACCGTGACCTCAAGTCCGTCTATAGCACTAACAACCACTGGAACAACCTCTCCTTTAACAGTTACCGGATCATTTGCATCTAACACTGCATATACGTTTGCAATCACAGCAACAAATGCTGTTGGTACAAGTAATGAAAGTTCAGCAAGTTCCTCAGTAACTCCATATGTTCCAATTTCAGCTACTGGTGGAACTACTTTTACAAGCGGAGGATATAAATATCATAAATTTACATCAACTGACAATTTGGTAGTTTCTTCAGGCAGTACAAATTCTGCATCAGTCCTTTTGGTTGCTGGCGGTGGCGCAGGAGGAGCAGCGTATGGCTCTGGAGATAATAATATTACAGCAGGTGGCGGAGGTGCTGGAGGAGTTGCAGAAAGAACAAGTGTTTCTTTATCCGCTGGAACTTATACAGCGACGGTTGGTGCAGGTGGCGCTGGAGGCACTCAAACTGCCAGCAATGGTAATAACTCTGGGTTTACAGGAGTATCATCTGTAAGTGGCGGTGGAAGAGGTGCAGGATCTGTATATAATAGCGGCAGTGCTGCAAATGCTAGCAGTGGCGGATCTGGCGGCGGTGGTGGAGCAGCATCTGGATATAGTGCTTCACAAACAGCAGGCTCTGGAACTGTTGGTGAAGGAAATTCAGGAGGAAATGGTGGAAATCAAGGGCCAGGCGGTGGCGGAGGTGCTGGCGCCGAAGGTTATCCAGGAGTTTATACTGGACCAATATTAGCAAATGGTGGTTCTGGAACAGCAGCATTTTCAACTTATTTATCTGTAACTAGTTCTGGTGTCAGTGGTTACATTGGCGGTGGAGGAGGAGGTGGACAAGGCTCTGCTCCAAATCTTGGACAGGGTGGTGCTGGCGGGGGAGGAAGTGCTAGTACATCTGTTAGTAACAGTACTCCTGGTTCTAATGGAACTGCAAACACAGGCGGCGGCGGTGGTGGCAAAAGTATTTCTGGCACTGTTACTGTCCCATCGTCTAGTGGCGGTTCAGGAATTGTGATTGTTAGGTACGCGGTCTAAATAAAATTATAAAACAAAGGACCGCCCTGGTGGACGGTCCTTAATTTTTTAACGTTACTTAGTTATGTCCTGTCCGGAGATGACGGTCTCCTGTCCGGTGGCAAGATCACGAACAACAACCCTTACGGAGTAGTCACGATCAGCGCCGAGCGAGCCAACGTTTAGTGTCTGTGCAGTTCCGTCAGTTCCGATCGCGGTGGTGGAGCCGCTTGCCTTGTCAACTACCATTACCGTTGCCCACGTCGTCGTTGGGTCAAAGTTTGTCACCGCAGGTATGGAGATCGCAACAGAGCGAGCACCTGACGAGTCAACCGTGCTTGATGAGACAACTGGAGCAGGAATGGTTGCCCGGTCTATCGCCGAGTCGCGGGCGGGAGTTGGTGCAGGCGCAGTTGATACCGGAGTTGAGATGACCGTGTTTGAGATGACGGTCTCGGTGTTTGTCAGCGTGTCAAATATAACAGTCTTAACGGTTACGTTTTGATCCTGGGGCAGGTCATTTATCGTGACACCCTGCTGTCCTGGAAGAAGTCCAACCGCGCTGGTTGAGCGGCCGTCGGTTACGGTGTAGACGGAGACGAGTGACGTGGACGGTAGGTTTGCAACGTCAGGAACGTCGATGGTCATGGAGACGGAGTTGTTTGGATTCAATGTCTGTGTAGTTACAACCGGTGAGTATGATTCTGTCACCGCAGGTAACGTAGGCTCGTCATACGAGGAGACCGACGCGAGTTGAACTACGTCGTAGGTAGGAGTAACGTAGACGTTTGGCGCAACAGCAACGGAGACGATAGATCCCTGGGTGATCGGCTTAAGGCGAGTAACACCTGATGCGTCAACGTACTTAACTCCCGCCGCCGCCGGAAGCTTAACGATAACTCCGTAGGAGTCAATAATTCGATGTGGCGAGTATCCGTCCCAGGTTACGATGCGATCAACGACGCCGCCAACGATCACCGCGTATTTTTCCCTAGGGCCAGGCGCGTCGGTAAGTCCGCTAAACTGAGGTGTTGACGTGATGGCGTCAACCGTAACTACAAAGTATCCGTCGCCGCGGGTCTGAAGCAGATCCTCGGCCTTCATTCTTGAGACGGTATCCGTCGGACTTAGGTCCGGCATCCACGAGGCCTGCGCCTGTGGGGTGATAAGTAAAAGAGCTAGGGTTAAAAACCCTACCTTGTTGCGTAGCATGATCTTCCTTTCGTCCTGCGTCATTATTATAATAGATAATAACAGGAAAGTTCCCGTAGGTAAAACGCAAAACTGTCACCGCAGGTAACGTGATATATGATTAGAACAGGAAACGACAGGAGACCTGTGGAAGATCAATATAGAGACGACGATGCACTTGAGAGATATCTTCAGGAGGAGAACCTGGCGTTAGTTCCGCTGGACTTCATGAGGGAGCTTATGGTTCTTATGGAGGAGCACGT